CGTGTCGGCAGGTACCGGCGCCAGGGAAATTTCATTTGGCTGCCATTTTGTGATCGTTAACTCAGGATTGGCACGTGTGCCGCCGGTCTGTTTCGCATCCTTAACCCGGTAGCCGACGCTCACGCCGCGAATAATCTTATCCTTCACATCCTGAAAGGCCTCTTCGCCCTTCGGATTTTTGGAAAAGCGAACCGTCGCATAGCCGCGCTTATCGCTTCCGATCTGCGCGTCTTCTACAACGCCGCGTACATCGTTCTTATCATGATTCCACAAAAGCGGCGCGCCGGCCTTCAGCCGGGACAGATCCGCCGCGCCAGGATCATGCGATAGAATTTCACGCCCGAAATATTGATCTACCGGCGCCTCGCTCGAAAACGACATTCGAACCGTGCGCGCCGCCTCGTCAATATCGGACGGATCAATACTTGCCGCCCGGAAAATGGTTTTCAGCTTCATACCGATACCCTATGGTGCATAAGCAACTTACAGATTGATCATCCACGCCGCGACACGCGAAACTTGCCGATGATTGCTGATAATTTCGTATTTTTATGCACCCTTATCGGGCGGCTTCCCAATCTGCTGCGGTTTCGTCGTCACGTCCGGTCCAGCGGCCGCCGTGGGCGCCGCCATAGTCGGGTCTCCGGCATCGGTCGGGAACGCTTTCTGCGCCGCCCCCTTATCGTCCACCTGACTCGGATCGGTATCAAAGACCAGCTTGTCATCCTTGGCCCGCTGGCGCTGCACCTTGGTATGCTGCATGGTTTCTTCGTAGTCGCCCCCACGCTCTTCGATTACGTCCTGCAATGTCTTGAAGCCGGCACGAACAGACCTGACCTCGGCGTTCACATCCTTCTCAGGGTCAACCCAGGACCAGCCGCGCGGCCGCCATTTGATCTGATCGAGCACATCTTCCGGGGCTATTTCAAAACCGGGAATCAGAATTTGTCCGGAGAGAGTGGCCATGTAGAGCCATTCTTCGAATACCCGTTGGTGGAAATGTTCAACCATCCATGCCTGCAGCACGCGCCACATGTCACGCTCCTCCAGCAGGTCAAGACGGGATGAGCTGTAATTGCTCTGTGAACTATCCTTGGAGAGGCTGGCGTAAGAGATGCCCAACCCAGCGCATACGCCGCGCAGCATCGAACGCATAAACGGCTCAAAGGAGCCTTGAGCACGCTGAGGAGACCAGCCATCGAATTTCTCACCCGGCGCCAGCTTCTTGATCATGCCCGGCGAAAATTCGTCGATTGGCTGCCCCGCTACTACCGTGTCGAGCTCGTCCAGCGGATCTGTGGGCTGCCCCGTCTCAATGAACCCCATGAGCGCGCTGGTTGCCCGGGCCGCAACCACCTCACTCTCTTCAAACCCATCAAGGTGATGCAGCCGCTTCATGGCCGTGTGCATCCAAGGGATACCCCTGGTATGGGACGGCCGCTCAGGCACGTAGAGATGGATGATCTCGTCCGCCAGCACGCGTTCGATCTGGCCATTATTACCCTGGAAATTGATATCGCCCGGGTGCCAAGGCCATAGCCAATAGGCCACCGGCCGCTTCCACTTGTCGAGCTCGACCCCCATGCGGATGATGTTGCCGCCATAGTCTCCGTTCCGCGTCTCGATTAGCTGATCCGCCTCAATAACCTCCAGCGCGAACGGGATCTTTGACCCACCGAACGGCTGACGCACCATGCGCACCAAAATCTCACCGCTCTCGAACACGCCACCCATGGACATGCGCTCGATGGCGGCAAAGCTGAGCTTACCAGCCACGTCGCAACTTTGCGGCCGGCACCACTTGCGCCACGCCGCCTCGATCTGCTGGTTCAGAGCATCCGCCAGCTTGTCGCCACGCTGCATCTTCAGCTTGGCCTGCATCTTGATGCCGCGCGGGCCGACCACGTTGCTCTGCACGACGCGCTTGGCATTGCGCGCGTAATCATTGTCGCGGATCAGCTGCCGGGAGCGGTTTCGTAGGGCGCGCAGCGACGAATAAACCTCCGCATCCTGGCTGGTACTCTGGGCTACCCAGTCAGACGTGAGGCGGTCCATCACCGCGGCGCCGTAGGCGCGCTGGCCAAAGTGCGGGGCCGCACGCGGGGCGCGGCGCGGCGCAGGCGCAGCGCCGAAAAGGCGGGTGAAAAATCCCATTACCATTTCCCCCCGCTGAAATTTCCGCTCGGCCGGAACTGTACAAATCTGGCCGTGGGGTCACCAAGGCCTTGCGCGATGCGCTGCGCTCTCACCTCTCTGGCGTAGATCGCTACCCATTCGGCCCGGAGCGCTTGGAGGGATTGCAGGGTTTCCTTGCGCAGCGAGCGTCCTGCTATGGTGTATTCCAGGGTCGCTCCGTTAGTCGTGCGTGAGAGAATCTCCGCCTCGATGGCGTCAATTATCTGTTTCGCCCGGCTGCGCCCATCATAGCCCGCCGCCTGCGCCACCAGATCGACCTGGATGGTAATCTGGCCAGATCCAACCGTGTATCGGTTCTCATCGGCATCCTTGACGTAGGCGGTCCAATAATACCTACCAGCCCCCAGCACGCTACTCTGTGCGGCCGTGATCGTGGTAGACCACTGGCCGCCCGCCGCCTCTGCTGTAACGTCGAGAGCGCCGGGACCGCGCAGCGAATAGCCGAGTGTTACGCTTCCAGGCTCATAGAAATTGCCCTGGGAATCGAAAACTGCATCGTCGGTCCATGTGATGGTGTCGCCTGCCGCCGCAACGCCCGGAATGTTCACGAATACACCTCACCACTTGTTGACCCAATTCGGGCGCCGTGGTGCGATTCTAGGCGCACGGCTTTTTTGCTGTAACGCTCTATCGTTTTCCGATTTCTTCTCTTGTTTCTGGTTATCCGTGGCTATGCCAAGCTTCTTGGCCATAATCGTCCAGAAGTTCGCCCTATTGTAACGCGAATACATCCATTGCAGCGCTGCATAGGCGTAGACCTCGCAGTCTAGCGCCTCGTTGCGCGCCCCCGGCTTTTTCACCCATTCGCGGTGCGGGAAGCCGCGCACATACTTGGTGACCTGCTTCTCGGCAGTGAGCTGATTGAAGTAGTCGGTCGTCAGCTCCGCATGGAAATGCCAGTAGCCGGGGCCGGGCTCGTTGAACTTCAGCCTGGAATAGAGGACGGTTTTGATCGTATCCGTGCCCACCGGATAGACCTCGGCGCCGCCCTTGTAGATCTGGCCGCGATAATTCAAATCGACCTTGCTGGCCTTGCCGATGGCTGGCTTGCCCGGCTGCGACTGCCCCTTCGTCGCCATCCAGTGCTTCGCCCGGTGTTCCCTGGCGAACTGGTAGACCACATGGGTATTAAAGCCGCTGTCTATGCACACCGCGCCGATCTTCAGCGTGACGCCATCTTCGCGCCGGAACTCCTGCTCCAGCATAACGCGCAGATCATCCCAGACCTGATACTGCGCCGTGTCACCCGGGATTTCCTGATGGTGGACGCGCCAGCTCTCCTCACCGTCACCCCAGCCGACGATGACCACCGCCAATCGGTTATCCTGAACGTCCACACCGGCGCTGAGGAATAGGATACGAACTGGCACCAACACCGGGTCGTAGAACTCCACCCGGGCTTGCAGGCCTTCAGCACCAACCTTGGCGGCATATTCCTCCTCCCAGGCCTCGCCCAGAACCGTATTCACCCAGGTCTTGAGGCTTGGCGCATCGCCCTTGGCTTCCAGGAACTCCCGCACGATCTCAGTCCAGGATTTCCAGCCCAGCGGGCTGTAGAGGCTCGACAGATGGAAGCCCGCCACCAAACCGTCCGAATGCGCCGTGGCACGCCACTCCCCACGCTCCAGCATCCAGGTCTTGTGTCGCTCCTCGATAAATGCGCCGCAGCCCCCGTCCTCGGCGCACACGTAGCGGGCCGTTATGGGATCATCATTCTCCCAGCGGATATTCTTCCACTGGAGCCATTGCATGTGGTTGCAATGCGGGCACGGGACAAAGAAACGGCGCTGGTCACTCGCCAGATACTCGCGCTCAATGCGGCTGATGTCCTTCACCGTGGGCGTGGAGACCATGAAGATTTTGCGCCGACTGAAGGTGGTGGTGCGCTTCTCGGCGAGTTGGATCGGGTCGCCTTCGCCGTCCACGTCATGGGGGTAACCATCCACCTCATCGAGGAACAGGTAGCGGATCGGCATGGACCGCAGCCCCACCGCACTGTTCGCTCCCACGATCATCAAAATTCCGCCGGGGAACTCCTTGGCCATTTGCGTGTTGCCGCTGTCCCTGCTCCGGCTGTCCGCCACGCGCTCGCGCAATGCGGGGCTTTCTTCGATCATCGGCGCCAGGCGCATCTTACTAAAGCGTTTGGCAGTATCGACGGTCGGCTGCACCAACATGGACGGCCCGGGCGAATGGTGGATGATGTAGCCGATCCAGTTGTTCCCCGCCTCGGAGCCGCCCACCTGCGCCCCCTTCATGAACGCTACCCGTTGCACCGGACTGCCAGGGCTCAGAACGTCCATGATCTCGCGCAGGTACGGCGTGCGGTCCGTGCGCCACGGCCCAGGCTCGGAACTCGCCTTGCCGCTCAACATGCGGTGCCGGTCAGCCCATTCCGACACCGTGAAATCCGGGTCGGGCCGAAGCGCCACAGCAAGAGCAGAGAGGCTACTCATCGCCGCCCCCTTCCTCGACCGCCGGAGCGTTGGCCTCCGCGCGCTCGGCCTCGTCCGCCAGTTCGCTGAGCGCCTGGCGCAGCTCGCGGGCCAGAACAGCATGCACATTGGCCTGGTCGGTCTCGCCGGCGAGAACGGCCGCGAGGCGGTCGGGTACGTTCAAGATCCGGTCCCGCAGGGTGCGATGAAACTTGAACACCGCCTTGTCCAGATCATCCTTCCGCACCAGCGTGCCGATCTCGATCTGGTATTTGAGCTCTTCGAGGAGCGCCTTGTAATGCTGCAGCTTGGCTGCGCTCTTGGCGTAGCTCTCGACCTTCTCGTCTGCTTCCTCCTCAACCGGCGCCCCGGCGCCGACACCGCACCCAGCCTCGTCCGCTTTCGCCCGGCGCTGCCCCCGACCGCCATCACGGGCGGCAAGGTATTCTTGCCTCGCCCCATCGAGATCATGAAACCACCGCTTGCCGTCCTTGAAACTGAAACTGACCTTCCCGGCGGCGCAGAATTTGCCCACTGCCTGCACGGAAATCCCTAGGATTTTAGCCAAATCCGCCGCACTTCCGCCCTTAGTCATGCGTTTTTTGCATACCTTTTCTTGAAACCGTTTGAAACTAAAAAAGTCTCAGAAACTAGATTTTAATCGCGGTCGCACGTTACCCGCGATGGCCGGCCCCCCGGTAAGGACCCGAAGATTTTTTACCCCCACAGGGCGGTACCGCTGCCGCTCCAGGCGTTTTTCAGACGAATTCGACGTCATGATCCACCGAACAGATCGCCCGTCACAGGACGTTCTATGGCTGTTTTACGGTGGTGTTCCTTCTTCTTCATGCGCTTTGCACTCAGTTTCACCGTGTTGCGGCGCTCATAATCCTCGATATCGGACAATCGGTAGAACACACGGCCCTCGATCATGATGAAATCCGGCCCCTTGCCAGCCTTGCGCCATTCCGTGAGCCTGCTCGGCACCGGGTAGCCTGTCCGCTGAGACAATTCCTTGCTAGTTAGGAGGTCCTTAACCTTCATGGCTCCCCCTGCATTCCGTGCGCCATCGCCACTGTGTGCCCAAGGCACCAGGCAGCATAAAAAATATTCGCCAGCGCACCAAACCGCTTGCATTTTGTACGCTTAAAGCGTACTTTTGATACATGGAAAGCTTTGGATTTCAATGGGACGAAGCAAAGAGCGACAAGTGCCTTGCTGAACGTGGCTTCGATTTTGAATATGCTGCTCGAATTTGGAACGGCGACGTGTCGCACAAGATTGATGATCGCCGGGACTATGGCGAAGTTAGAATCCAAGCGCTCGGGCAAATTGAGGGGCGCTTTTACGTGGTTGTTTTTACTTGGCGCGACGATAATCGCCACATCATCTCGGCGCGGCGCGCGCACACAAAGGAGGTCCTCAAATGGGGAAAGTAATTCGTAAGACAACGGCAGAAATTGGCCAGGGCGGGCGGATTGATTATGCCCGCGTTGATGCCACAACGCAGGCTGATATCGAACGGCAAGCCCGCGAAGACGGAACCGATCTGCGTGAATTTCCACCGTCTCCTGCCAGCATCCGCAAAGGGCTTGGCATGACACAACGCGAAATTGCCGGTTTGCTCGGCATGCCATTGGCGACATGGCGAAATTGGGAACAAGGGCGGACGGAAATCGATGCGCCTGGCCGCGCCCTGCTCGTTGTGCTGGCCAAGGAGCCCGGCGCGGTACGCCGTGCGCTCGAAAAAGCTGCTTAGCGTGATTGCCGCCAACGGCTAAAGAACACTCGCAACTCACGCTGCTACGTCCGACCGCTTCTTGGACGGCGACATAATGCGCCGTCCGCAGGGAAGCGGCGTTGGATCGTGTCCCACAGGTCCGCGCGGCGACCCGCCATCGCATGCAAAAGCGCCGATATATGTAATTTATATTTGACATACCGCCGCCTGTAATGTATATCTTACGCATGATCGAAGTCCGCACCACAGAAACTTTCGATGTTTGGCTGAAAGGCCTGCGTGATCAGGCCGCCAAGGCGAAGATCGCCGCCCGCATCCAGCGGGTCGAAGATGGCAACTTTGGCGACGCCAAGTTTTTTGATGGCATCGGCGAGCTTCGCTTCACATACGGTCCCGGCTACCGGGTTTATTTTGTACAGCGCGGCCGGATTGTGGTGATCCTGCTGTGCGGCGGGGACAAATCCAGCCAGCCCCGCAACATCAAGCTGGCACTGCAAATGGCAAAGGAGGTCTAAATGGCTATCAAAACGAAGCCCTTTGATGCGGCCGAGTATCTGGACACCGAGGTGGCAATCACCGCCTACCTGGAGGATGCCTTCAGCGACGGCGATCCGGCCTTTATCGCAAAGGCTCTCGGCACCGTGGCGCGGGCGCGCGGGATGAGTAAGATCGCTAAGGCCACTGGCGTGACGCGCGAGGCGCTCTACGCCTCTCTGTCCGCTACCGGCAACCCAACTCTTGCCACGCTGGTGGCCACCACCCGTGCGCTGGGTTACGAGCTGACCGTCAAGCCGCTCTCGCACTGACAGGCGCGTCACACCGCCACCTGCTCGGCCACTTCCCGGTCGGCAATGTGGCGTGCTGCACGTGGTGAGCGGCGCTGGATCGTGTCCAACAGATCCGCGCGGCGCTCCGCCACTGGCAGCGCGTTGCGGCGCGGGTCACGGGTCAGCCATTCGCCGCTGGCCTCAGCGCTCTGCCATTCACCCAGGGCCAGATGGTCCGCCGTCTCCCATCCCGCGAACGAGTCGTTTCCCGCCGCGCGCGGCGGCGCTGCAATCGGTGCGGGATCAGCAGCAGCCAGCCGCCATGAACCGCCCTCAAGCCAGCGTTCCGGCTTCGGGATGTAGCGCGGGTCATCCCGCCACTTCTCGCGCCGCAGGGCAGCCAAGATCAGCTCTGGCGTGGCGCCACGCTTCAGCGCGCGCCGGTACGCCTTACGGGCATAATCTGGCGCCGACCGCGCGGGGGCTGGGTAAGCCTCCCAAAACTGCGCGAATGCCCGCACTTCGGAAATCTGATGGATTTTTTCATCGCTCTCGCCCTGCGTCGGCTTGTCCGACGCAGCCAGCGCTTCGCGCGGAGAGAGTGAACGAAGTGAACTCTCTTCTTCCATCCTCCCTTCCTCCCTTCCTCCCTTCTGACGGACGTTTCCGCTACCAGTCGTCGAATTGTCGTCGAGAGGTGGAATACCTGTTGGCGACTTATTGTCGATTTGCTGTCGGCTGACCGCCGGATCTGCGTTTTGTTTTGGCAGCTTGTCCACAGCTCGGTAGTGGAGCTGCACGTAGTCCTCTAAATCCTTGGGGAGAACGTTAGACGAATTCGGCTTCTCCGGCCGCTGCCATTTCCGGAAGTTCTTGATGGCAGCATATTTCATGCCGCCAGCCTCAAACTTCCGGATCATATCCTGCGAGACCAACTCAGCAAGAAGCGCATCCACGTCAATATTGTCGCATGGGAATAACCGTGCCTTGATGCGCTTGGTACGCCACTCGATGACGCCATCATCCCATGCCTCAACCCAAAGGCCAGGCAAAAGAACCCTGGCAGCCATGGAGAGCTCCATGAACGCCTCGTCGGTGAACAGGCCAGGATGAATGCTCCGTATACGCGCCATCAGACCTGTACCTCCAGCACGCGGCGCCCGGGGCCAATATAGATTGTGCCGTCCTCCGTCAGCGCATCCAGCGCTTTTTGCACGCCGTCGACGCTCCACCCGCTATCACGGGCGATGCCGGTCCGGGCAATCGCCGTGGCGCCAGGCATCGGGTATCCATCATCCAATGCCTTGAGGGCCACAGCGCGCACCGCGCGGCGGATATTTTGGTTATGTTCGGCCAGTCCAGGCTTGCCCATTACACTGCTCTCCTACAGGTTTCGCCGCCACGTGGGCGGCCGAGAATTCAGCTCTGTTTTTGCGACGTCAGGTGCCACGCACCACAGGCGCACAGGTACGGCGACAATCGCTTTCCGTTGCCCTTAACAATCGAATCCTTTGCGGCGCGCTTCGACGAAAACACCCGCTTGGCTTTGCATCGCGCATTTTTAAATTCCTTCGTCGCGGGAACGCCCGCGGCCAAGTAC